AATGAAAATTCCTATTCTTGACACGACAGCTAACTTCCAAGTTGGAGGATCATGTGCGTTTAACACATCAGGAACAACAACAGTAACACAGACAACTATCACACCAGTGTCTTTAAAATTAAACATGTCATGGTGTCCTTCTGAACTTGAAGCATATTTCACACAGAAGTATCTTAAAGCAGGTGCGTTGTATTCTGGTACATACGATTCACAAGATTCTATCGACAACTTATTCTTCACAGCAGTAACTGACCGAGTTCAGCAATACATCAACAAACAAGTTGAAGCAATGTTGTGGTTAGGTAACACAGCAACAACTGCTGATCCTAACTTGAAATTGATGAACGGATTCATCAAGACTATCGACACAGCAGCAACAGCAATAGCAGCAACACCAACAGCAGCTATCACAGCAGCAAATGCTCGTGCTATATTTGAAGAAATCATTTTCTTAAAGATTCCAAATCAAATTTTAGATGATAGTCCAGTTGTATTCTGTTCACAAGAAGATTACCGATTGTTATTGAATGCACTTTGGCAAGCTAACTTGTTTAACTACATTCCAACAACAGCAAATGGTAGTGCAGGTCTTGAATTAATTTATCCAGGTACTAACGTGAAAGTTATTGCAGTACCAGGACTAAATTCCGACAACGGAACAGGTCTTCCAACAGCAGCAAAGCATCGTATCTTCGCAGGAACAGCAAGCAACTTCGTTGTAGGTGTTGACCTTGAAAATGACATACAGAACTTCGACCTTTGGTATTCAAAAGACAATCGTGAAGTTAGAATGGTAATGGACTTCAAACTTGGTGTTGCGAATCACTTCACAGACCAAATCGTTCAGTACAAAAATATCTAATAATTAACCAAGATATGGGAGTGGGGCAACCTGCTCCCAATTCTTAAATACTAAATAAGAAATGGCATGTACATTAGTAAGTAGTTTCCCTATCGGATGCAGAGCATCAGTAGGTGGAATTCAAGAAATCAAAATACACGCAATGCCAAGTGATGCAACACTTGCTGCACAATACACACTTACAAGTGGTGTTGTTGCAATAACAGGAGCATCGTTGTCAGGATGGTACACATTGTCTTGCGAGAAACAAACAGCGAATCTTAAAGATTCAGCAACTGTGAATGTTCAGAATGGCACAGTGTTTTACACAGAAACATTAGTTTACATCTACAACCAATTACAAGCATCATTCCGTAACGAATTACAGAACTACGCACAAGCACGTGTTCAGATTGCAGTTAAGGATCGTAATGGTAATATCTGGTTGTTAGGTTATCTTCGTGGACTTGATTTGAGTGCAGGTGAATCTGATTCAGGCACAGCAGATGGTGATCGTAGCGGTTACTCATTAACATGGACAGGAATGGAAATTGCTCCAATAGCATCAATGAGTTCAGCAAACTACGCATTATTAGTAACATAGAAATTGTTTTCATAGTGGAGTAAGGTTTGAGAGTTTGGTTAGCAATAGCCAAACTTTCTTTTTTATACAAAATTCATAATCTTACTTATATTAATATGTTGAAGATTATCAGACTACAATCTAACAGTGTGCCAGTCACACTTACCGAAAAGACAACATTGGCATCACCTTACTACTTGGTCGTGTTCAATAACTTGGCAACAAATGAACTTGTCTATGCTATATGTCCAGATACATCCACACAGACAACGAGATACAACCTACTTACTATAATTGAATCGAACACATCCATTCCATTGTCAGGGCAGGTGAAGTTGGTTGAGGGGACATATCAATACAAAATTTACGAGCAGACAAGTTCATCAAACCTTAATCCATCACTATCAACTTCGTTGGTTGAAACAGGACTATTGAAAAGCACAACCACAGCAACAAGCTCATTCATTGACAACACATATACAGAAGAATTCGTATGGCAGAATTAAACAATATACCAACAGCATCACAAAGATTCTTGACCTTCGGCAATCAAGACCTTCCTGCATTCGTTGAAAAGAAAGACAAGCACTATGTATTGTTTGGTCAGTACAATGACTATCCCTACTATCTTATTGACCTATATACTCGGAGTGCATACCACAAGACTATCATTGACCAAAAGGTAAGGTATCTTGTTGGCAATGGATGGACTTACGATTCACGCACAGCAACGGTACAGAAGCAATCAATGGTAAATGATTTCTTGACAAAGAACTTCGGCAATGAAACTTTGAATCAGGCATCACAGAAGTGGGCGAATGATTTGGAGCTGTTCAATGGCATGGCTGCGGAGGTCATCTACAATAAAGGTGGTGCATTGTCATCAATCAATTACATTGACTTTGCGAATGTGCGTAGCAGTCCTGACAAGAAGAAATATTATTACACATCACGTTGGTACACTTTGGATGGGGTTGGTAATCGCAAGATGAATAAGAATCCAGAGAACGAGCCAGACTACAAAGTTTTTGATGCGTATGATAAAGAAGCGACAAATAAGAAGTCACAACTTTATTACTTTTCTGTTTACCATCCAAACCAACAAGTCTATCCTTTACCATCGTATTCAGGTGCGGTTATTTGGATAAATGTTGACATCGCACTATCTGATTTTCATTATCACAATATCAAAAATGGTTTTGTTCCTGCACACATCATAAACTTCTACAATGGAGTTCCTGATGAAATCAAGCAAGAAGAAATTGAGAATCGAATACTTGAAAAGTGGACAGGCGAAAAAGGGCAACGCATTGTGTTGAACTTTGCCATGAGCAAAGAAACAGGAACAGATGTGCAGACACTTGCAATGAGTGACATCGATAAACAATACATTGAAGTGGCGAAGCAATCAGAAACAAAGATATTTTCAGCACACTTTGCGAATCCAATTTTATTCGGCATAGCGAGAGAGGGTGCATTGGGTATGCGTTCCGAGATTGAGATTGCACACAATGAGTTCAATCAGATGTACATCATACCAAGACAGAAGCTAATCGAAGACATGGTTAATATGTTTATCGGTGACTTTGAAATAGGTGTTGATTTGAGATTAAAAACTGTACAGCCATTAGGATTCACACTTCCAAACGCATCACAGAAAACTATTGACACGATACAGGCACTCAATTCTTTACCACAAGCGGTGGCACAGAAGATTTTAGATTCGATGACAGCATCACAGATATTGGGATTGATAGGCATTGAAACACAGGCAACAGAAACAACAAACATTCAGGCACACTTCAATTCACAAGCGAACATTGAAATGTTTCTTAAATGTGGATCACCAAAGGCAGACTACGAGATATTGAAATCGCAGTCATTGAAATTCACAGAAGGGATGAATTTTGATGCGTATGAGAACGAGCTGAAAGAAAGTTACATGAACTTTGCAGAAGAAAAGATAAGCACGAAAGGTGGCATTGAAGGTGACATCATAATTAGCAATCCAACAAAATCAGAGATAGCAAAGGCAGATGTTCAGCAACCTGAATTGGTTGTGTTATATTCTTACGAGCTTTCACCTGAATCACCACCATTGGCGGTGGGAGGTGTGTCGAGGGAATTCTGCGTGAAGTTGATGGATGCACAGAAACTATACACAAGAGCAGAGATAGACAACATGAGCAATGAGGTGGGTGGTAGTGTGTGGATGATGCGTGGTGGTTGGTACACAAAGCCAGACACGACTATTCATGTTCCACATTGTCGCCACGAATGGCAAAGTAATTTAGTTAAGAAAGGATCAACAAGAAAATAGTATGGCAATTATAGATGGGTTATTTTTAAAGCCAACGGATGAAAGATTGTTGGCATATATTGACAACAACTACGACCAGCAACAACTTGCTGCTTTGATATTTGATGTGCAGGAGTATCGAATCCTTCCATTGCTTGGAAGTGGTTTGTATGCTACGATTAAGGCAGAGATAGAAGCCAATACAGTAAGTGTGCTAAATGCAACGGTGCTGACAAAGTTAAGAACTGCACATCGGTTTGAGGTGTTGGCGAATGGACTGCATGTGTTTAACTACAAGATACGAGATAAGGGAGTGCAGACAATGAGTTCAGATAATTCAGCATCTGTTGACTTGTCAATACTTGACAGGATGCGTCAACAATTCTCTGACCAAGCACAGGAGTTTGCACAGCGACTAACTAATTACCTTGCACAGAATCAGCAGTTATATCCTACTTACTACAATCCACCAACACCGGGAATAGACACAATCTATCCAAAGGCATCAAGTTACGAAACAGGTTGGTACACAGGCAATCGTTATTCTAAATTAAGTCCAGATGAAAAAGAAAGATTCCCACCGACGAAAATTGTCCCATAACGGGAAGAAGTTAGAATTGTATTTTGAAAAGATAAAAGATGGCAACCACACCGACAACAACATTAAACCAAATTGTAAGCAGTCTGCAAAGCATTGCGACAAACCATAGACAAATACATGGTTTTCAATTTGGTGAGTTGCCTGACCTTTACACAAGTGGTGTGAGTAATCCTATTGAGTTGTGGGTGCAGGTAGATTCCATCAAGCGGACCAGAAGCACATCAAAATATTCATTTACATTTTGGATTGTTGATTCAGTGCGTAGGGGTAGTGATGCGTTCACAGAGGTGTATTCAGATACAGCACAGATAGCAGAGGATGTGATTGCACAACTGCGACATCCTGACTACAACTGGACATTCATCAATGTGAGTGAAGACGATGACATCGATATTACGTTTTTTAACGAGATCACACCAGAGAGGTACTTCGGAGTGAGTTTCAAGGCAGCCATTCAGTTACGCAAGGCAGATGACAGGTGTGCGATTCCATTTATAACCGAGCCAACAAAATACTAATGAGTTACATCACCAAGTCACCGTATGCGATTAGGAACGAAACAGCAGCCACATGGACTGCACTCAATCCTGTGCTGTTGGTGGCAGAGGTAGGTGTTGAGAATAATACTTACTTTACAAGTGGAACTATTCGTTTGTACAAGACAAAGATTGGTGATGGGGTTACAGCATGGACATCGTTACCATACGCACAGCTTGGCACATTTGGTGGATCAGGCAGCAGCAGTAGTGGTGCAGGTAGTGGTGAGATAGTTGACATGGGTGATAGGACAACAGGCAATGAAATTTTAGACATAGGACAAAGAGTATAATTATGGGACAGATAAAAATACCAATAGCAACGACA